CACTGAAATGTCTACACCTTACGTTGAAAAAGGTTGGAGAGTGCAAGCTACTGAACAACTTGATTGGTCTAATCCAGAAGACTTTGATGCTTATATGAAAGAGTTATCTAAACCTCAAGAAAAAATAAGTGGTTTAGCTAAAGGTGTAGCATTAACTAATCCATTATGGGGTCCAGCTATGATGCTTGGTCAGAAGATGGAAAGAAAAGAAACAATCAATAAGATTAAGGCTATGGAAAATATAGCAAATTTAATTGGTGATTCCGTTCGAGCTGAATCTGCAGTCAAGGCTGGAGAGTCTTATAAGGCTGGTATGACTCAATCACAAAGAGATTATGCAGATACTCAAAATGGTGAAGGTTATACTATAACATTAGTAAATCAAATCATGGGTAAAGGTTTTCTTGATGATGTAGAAGGCACTAGAGGTAATGGTTTCCATAGTGTTGCTGACTTACAGAATATGCCACAGTGGAAAAAAGATGAACTTAAAGCTGCAATAGAGGCAAACAACAAAGAGCTTCAAGCTAAATCTGCAACAAAAGAGAGAAGACTAAAAATTACTACTGATGCAGAAGCAAAACGTCAAGCTGCAGCAGCTGAAGCTAGAAAAAAAGAATCTGCAACATTAGCTAAATTAAAAGCTAAAAAAGATGCTGGTGATGTTACTACTGAAGCTGCGATTAAAAAAGCTAGAGATCGTGGTCAGACTACAACAGGTCAAGCACTTACAAAAACTCAAAGCCAGAAGTCAACAGCAGAAAAAATGGCAGATAGAGCAAAGTCACAAAAAACTATTGAAGATAGAAAAAAATCAGGTCAGTTTGATTCTAGAGGACTGGCACGAGGTGGTAGAGCTAGAGGCGGACTAATTAAGAAAAAAAATAAAAAATAATACCTATAAGGTATCCAAACAATAATAAGGCTACTCAGCAATACTGCTGACCCCAACATAAGGATAATGGATATGCCAGAACTAAGTACAATGGAAACCCCGAAGACTGCAGGATTTGTAGATAGGGGTTACAATAATAGTAAAAAACGTGCAGCTATGGAAGCTGAAGAAAAAGAAATAAAACGTTTAGAAGCAGAGGCTCGTGGTGAAACTATTGAAGAAGAATCCGATGGCGAAGGATCTGAGGCAACCGAAGTATCGGATGCAAGTAGTTCCAAACAAGAAGAAGCCAAAGAGGAAGCCGAAGCATCGGAGTCTGATGAGGGGTTAAGTAGGGAAGAAAAATCTTTCAAGAAAAGATATGGTGATCTTCGTCGTCATATGTCTGAAAAAGAAAAAGACTGGCAAGAAAAGTTTGAAGACTTAGAAGCTCGTATGAAGGGTGAGAATATTATTCCACCTAAGTCTGATGAAGATATAGACGCATGGGCATCCGAACATCCTGATATTGCTGGAATAGTAGAGACTATAGCTGCTAAAAAAGCTCAACAGTTATTTAGTAAAGCTGAAGCAAGACTACAACAGCTAGATCAAATGAATGATGAAACTATGCGTAAGTCAGCAGAGGCTACTATCTTAGAGTCTCATTCAGATTTTATTACAATACGTGAGTCAGATAGTTTTCATGACTGGGCAGAAGAACAACCTAAGTGGGTACAAGATGCTGTCTATGAGAATGCAGATGATCCACGTTCTGTAATTAGAGTTATCGACCTGTATAAGGTTGACAAAGGATTAACTAAAGAAGCTAAGAAAGCTAGTAAAAAAGCAGCAGCTTCTATGGTTAGTAAAACTTCAAAGACTAAAGTAGACGCTGATGAGGCTGGTGGACAAATCCGTGAGTCTGATGTAGCAAGAATGTCTAGTAAAGAATTTGAAGAAAACCAAGACAATATTAACAAAGCTATGCGCAATGGTAAATTTGTCTACGATATTTCAGGAAATGCACGTTAAGTGTTGACATTATGTTTATCTGAAGTATAACTATCGGCAGGAACAAGAGCCTCCCTTGTGGACTACCTCTCTTGCCTACAACCAATAAAACTTAAACTACAAATAAGAACTACCTGATTAAGTACAGGCCCGTTTAGATAATGGTTGGCCGACTGTTATTATAACGCACCCTAGAAAACCATCAGCCTCTTTGCTTTACGTTTAGTTTCTCTGAGTTGAGGTATGTACCTTTAACTCGTACTTACCTCTTTATCATAAGCCAAACATTCAAGGAGAATTATAATGGCATTTGCATCCGCAAGCGGATATACAAACTTACCGAATGGTAACTTTAGTTCCGTAATTTATTCTAAAAAAGTACAACTTGCATTCCGCAAGTCCACAGTTTGTGGCGACATAACTAACTCTGATTATTTCGGTGAAATTGCATCGCAAGGTGACACTGTAAAAATTATCAAAGAACCTGAAGTAAGCGTATCAGCATACAAGCGTGGCACAACTATTGCTGCACAAGATTTAGCTGATGCTGATTTTTCACTTGTTGTAGATAAAGCAAACTACTTTGCATTTAAAATCGACGACATCGAAGAAGCACACTCTCATGTTAATTTCATGGACATGGCTACCAATCGTGCGGCTTTCCGCTTGGCTGATCAGCATGACCAAGAAGTATTGGGTTACTTAAGTGGTTATAAACAGTCTGCTTTACATGCTAATGCAGCTGCAGTCAACGATGCAGTAAATGGAACTAAAGCTAATACAGCTGCTGGTTCAGACGAATTACTTGCAGCTAACAAGCTGAAAAAAGGTGACTTCGGAAACATTACTACAACTTCAGCAGGTGATCACTCGATCCCAGTTGCAGCACGTTTACCAGGAGCAACTGCTCTACCAACAGCATACGTATCACCAGCAATGTTGATTTCACGTATGGGTCGTTTGTTAGATCAGAACCAAGTAGACACTGCAGGTAGATGGCTTGTACTTGATCCTATCATGATGGAAGTCCTTCGTGATGAAGATTCACGTCTGTTTAATGCAGACTTCGGTGAGTCAGGTGGATTACGTAACGGTCTAGTCTTGAACAACTTCCACGGCTTCCGTGTATATACTTCAAGTAACTTACCAGCAGTAGGTACTGGTGCAGGTACAACAGGTACAGCTAACCAAAATACTAACTACGGTGTTATCGTAGCTGGTCATGACTCAGCTGTAGCAACTGCAGAGCAAATCAACAAAACAGAAACATACCGTGATCCAGATTCATTCGCTGATATCTGCCGTGGTATGCATCTTTACGGGCGCAAGATCTTACGTCCAGAAGCGTTGATCACAGCTAAATACAACTTAGCGTAAAATAAACAAATACAGGGAGTCCCAATTATGGGGCTCTCTATCTATTTAAAAACATTAAAAGAGGATTCACACTATGGCTTTTATCGCTGATACCGTGTTTGATAATGGACTTACAGTAGTAGATACTAACGGTACTCGTTTAGATATCTGCTCAAGTGAGCCTACTACTTATACTGCGGCAACTTCAACAAATACACTGGGTAACGCTACAGTTAATACCGGCTCTCCACAGAACGGTGCGACTGATGGTAGACGTGTAATTATTCCTGCGATTACTGCAGGTACTGTAACAGGTACTGGAACTGCGGCATTCTGGGCATTAACAAACGGTTCAAACACACTGTATGCTACGGGTTCTTTGAGTGCTTCTCAAGCTGTTACTACTGGTAACACATTCTCATTAGATGCAGTTTCTATAACAATTCGTGACGCTTAATAGGCGTTACTTAAGATGGCTGATCATAACTTAAGAGCAAGCGGTTACGCTGTTTACGGTACTTCTGTCTTTGGACAGGAACAGTATGGTGGACATGTACGCTCTGAGGTTGAGGTCAGCCAACCTTCTTTAGGGGTTGTACTTAGTGCAGATAATATTAGTACTACAAGTGAAGTTACTTCTAGTGATTTAGATCAGACACATGTACTATTAAGAGTAAATGTAGAATCTACATCAAGTATAACTAACCCTGATGTTGACGAACTAAACATACTAGACGCTAATGATGTATCTTCTGCTACTACACTTACAATACCTAGCACAGGTCAGTCACATAACCTAGAAGCTACTTCAGTAGAGTCTAACACTAGTGTAACATCCCCTTCTGTTGATCAGGTACATACACTAAATGCTACTGATGTTATAACAGGTGGTGCAGGTGGTGCTCTTAGTATAGATAGTACTTATGGTACTACTTACTTACGAGAAATAACAAGCTTCCCTGCTTCAAACTTTTCATCAGGCTCTGGTGGAGGGGGTAAAATTGATGTAACTTTTGTACTTGATATGACTTTCAGTACAACAGATACTGGGTGTATATTAGACCAAGGTGGATACGTAGACGGAACATATGTAGGTATGGTATCAGGAGGCAATCTTAGGTTGTCTGTATCAGGTGCAGTATCAGGTGTATCTAATGAAACGTCTACCACAACCACTGATATGTCTGCTTATGCTGGTGTAGCTGGTCAGCTTATTGTTACTATTGATTACCAAAATCACATTCAATGTTGGTGGAATGATAGCACTAACGGTCTTAATCAAATAGTTTCTGTAGATTTTAATGGAGATGGAGATTGGGCTGGTGGTAACCTAGCAAACGCAAGTGTGGCCAACGCAGCAACAGGTAGTAGTGTTCAGGGTGGTGTTAGTGATGGTAATAGTAGAAGTGCATTTACAGGTACAATAACTAGATATCGTGAGTTTAATAATAACTATGTAGATTTAAGTTCTGTAAGTTTGGGTGGTACGCCTAATGAAACATCAAGCCCTGAACTAGATCAAGTACATATCTTAACACACTCAGGTGCAACAGGTAATACTGAAACATCAAGTCCTGATATAGATCAAGTACATGTTCTACAGCATACAGCTTTAGAAAATGACACTGAGACATCTTCTCCTTCTGTTTCACAAGAGCAAGATTTATCTGCTAATGATATTAGTACTACAAGTATAGTTACTTCTCCTGCATTAAGTGAATCTCACGAACTTACAGCTACTAGTGTTGAAACCAATACAGAAGTAACTTCTTCTAGCTTAAGTCAGATAAGTGTTTTAAATGCTGTTAGTATTGATATTTCAACTGAAACATCTCAAGTAGCTATAGAACAAGTCCATATTGTAGATGCAATAAATGGCGAATCAGATTCAGAAGTAACTACTAATGATTTAAATCAAAAACATATACTAACTAATAATGAAGTTGATACTAATACTGAAGTAAGTAGTAATAACATTACTCAGTTACATAACTTCTTAAGCATTAACATTGAGAGTAATTCTAGTATAACTAATCCTGATGTGGATGAGTTAAACATATTAGACGCTGAAGATGTTAGATCTGTTACTACTCTTACAATACCTTATATAAATCAGTTACAGACTTTAAATGCTGTTAGCATAGAAACTAGCTCAGAAGTTACAGCACCTAGTGCCGTTGCTAATGTTGTATACTTAGCAGACTTTATTGAGTCTTCGTCAGAGATTACTAATCCTGATGTTGATGAACTTAATACACTAGATGCTATTGACATTGATGCAAATACTGCTACAATACCTAATCCAGTAGTAGGTCAATTACATAATATATCTGGCGTAGATGCAGAAGTAGATTCTGAGACTACAGCAACTACGATAAATCAGTTACATAACCTTATTTCTACTGATGCTGTTTCAAGTTCTTCTGTTACAGAGCCTGACCTTTCAGAATTAAATGATTTAAATGCTACAGATGTAGAAGCTAATTCAGAATCAAATGTAGTAAGTATAAATCAAAATCAAACTCTTACTGCAAATAATCTTAACTCTTCTACATCTACTACCTCACCTGATATGGTTATCTTTAATAACCTCATTGCGGAAGATGCGGAAACAAACTTTGAATTAACAACA